AAGCATCTAAAGCAAAACTAGGAGTTGTATTTCACACTTCTTATCATGGTAATGACATCGGAAGTATGAATGCTAAGTTTGGATATGATGTATCTAAATTAAATGATAGCAGTAATGTGTTAGTTTTGAGTGCGGAAACAGGTCAATTGGGAAAGGATGTTCTATTGACAGAAAAAGAAAAGGGTAGTCTACAAAAATTAAAATCTACCAGTAAAACATCATTAGGTAATGCATCATCATTTCTAGATGAGGTTGCAGAACAGATTAAATCAAAAGATCAGTTAGTTATAGGAACTAGACTAAAGATATTTTTTAATAAGTACGTGCGTGAGGGTAAAAAACTACCTTCTGATAAGGTATTTGTCAAAGAGTTTCAAGATTACTTTGAAACAGAAGTAAAAAAAGCAGCAGATAAAGTTAAGACACCAAAAGCAAAAGCAGCAAAATTAAATAAATTATATGATGGTCTTGACATGATTAAAGAGCAAGATAAAGCACTAAAAAGCACAGTAAATCTTTACTCTGCCATACAAAATGCAAAAGAAATGTTTATACGTAAGTTAGAGACAGGTGAAAGGTTTGGAACTTATCTAAGAACAGAGAATGGATACAAAATAACTGCACCAGAGGGTTATGTTGCTATACAAGATGGTGGTAATGCAGTCAAATTAGTTGATCGTTTATCATTCAGTGTAGCAAACTTCAATGTAGAAAAGAACTGGGTCAATGGAGATAAACCACAATGAAGACATGTTATTTTACATTTGGTAGATTCAATCCACCAACCATAGGTCATGAAAAACTTCTCAGAACAGTGGAGAAAGAAGCAGGATCTAATGACTACTTGATATACCCATCACAGACATTAGATAAAAAAAGCAATCCCTTACCCTATGAATATAAAGTAGACATACTACAAAAGATGTTTCCGTGGTCAAACATAGAAACTGCAGCGTGTTGCAATACAATTATAAAAGTAGCACAGGATATGATGATGAAAGATTATAGTGACATAGTGATGGTGGTTGGTTCTGATAGAGTGGGACAATTTGACAAGTTGTTAAACAAACAAAATACTATAGATTATACCTTCAATAGTATAAAAATTGTATCTGCAGGAGAAAGAGATCCAGACGCGGAAGGTGCTAGTGGGATGTCCGCATCTAAAATGAGAGAGGCAGCAAAAAATCAAAAAACTACGGAGTTTTTACAAGGAATACCTGATACATTGAGCATAAAAGAGAAGTTAGATCTCATGGCAAAGGTTAGAGAAGGCATGGGTTTATAAATAAACTTGATATGTATAACTATATTCATGAAAAGTCTTGCAGACTTCACCAAGAAATCCAAAGTTGCGGAAGCAAACATCACCAGAGACAAGTTCTATAAGAACGAAGTATATAAAAAAGGTGAATGGGTTCTTACTGAGCAAGGACAAGTCGGTAAAATACACCGCAGAGGTCCTAACTACGTATTATGTCTTACAGCAGAGAACACAAAGTTTCGCAGTTGGATCACAGACATAAAGGAAGTTTTTGAGATTGGAACTGATGCATATCGAGAGTATGTAATGTCTATTACACCTGGTCAAAAGGTTCAAAAACCTAAGAACACCGTCAAGGTGCCAGAGGTTATACCAAGCAAACACCCTACAAATAAGATGGATAAACACGAGTCTAAAAGTCTAGCACAAGTAGCTGCTGAGACTATGCTAAACCCAAAGTTCAAGTCTATGAAAGAGACTTGGAGATACGATTACTCTGCTAAGATGGGCAACACAGACATTAAAGGTCTGGGTGCTAAAGGAGTAGGTGGCGGTGACGCACCTGGCATGAAACTTGCGGAACCCGCAGGACAGGAAGGCAAACCAACCATTAAAAAGGTACAACATTCATGTGCTACAAAGGTAGAGCATACAGAGTGGGGTAAGGGTAACTGCTTAAAAGAGATGCATACACTCGATGAAGATGGTAACATCACACATTACGATGTTATGTTTGAACATGGACTAGAGAAAGATGTTCCAGTTCCTACACTAAACATACTTGTAAGTGAGATGCATGAGCATGTAATCAACGACGAGAAAAACGAAATCAACGAGAAGAATCTTGATCCAGTTAATCCAGTCGCTGTGGGTAAGAAGTTTAAGAACAGAAAAGATAAAGATATAGACAATGATGGTGATACAGATAGCAGTGACGAGTATCTTCATAAGAAGAGAAAGGCAATCTCTAAAGCAATGAAGAAAGAGCATCATCAGAAAGACGCTGATGGTAAAGTTATTGAGCATGAAGTAGAAGATACTACACCCGCTTCAGTAGAAGAAGAGAAGAAAGGTCTCTACGCTAACATCCATGCTAAGAGAGCAAGAGGTGAATCACCCGCAAAACCTGGCGATAAGGACTATCCTGCTAAGGATGCTTTCAAGAAGGCAGCAAAAACTGCTAAGAAAGAAGAGGTAGAGGTTACAGACGAGAGTATGGCACAAGCACGTAAGAACGTTGGTGCATCTACTTGTTGGACAGGTTATAAAGCAAAGGGAACTAAAATGAAAGGTGGGAAGAAAGTTCCTAACTGTGTCAAGGAGTTCTCTGAGTGGAGAGCAATAGCTGAAAAAAAGTAGCAAGCAGTTCTGTTGAGATCATGCCTGAGTTGGATGATCCAGACGGGATGAAGAGAGCAGGAGAAAAGAAAATGCCGAAGGTTCCGAAACAAAAGGTTAAGGAAGCTTGCAATGAAAGTAAAGGTGGTGTAGACTGTCCAATACACGGAACTAAAGAGTGCCCATGACATATAAAGCATCTGATAAGTTTACCCCATACGACTGGTGGTTTGATAAAAACATACCACAAGCACAGTATGGGAGTCTACAGTGTTGGTTGTATAAAGAGAAACAAGAATATATTAATGCCTACGATATGTTGTTAGGCAGTTGTTATTATCAAATTAAATGGGGATGCGGAAGTGAGGAAAATTTGGCAAGAGGATGCGATAAGTAGTCTGTCTTCTTACAAGAATTTAAAAGAACAGTATAAAGAAATAATACCAGAGATAGTGAAGTTTGTAGAGGTTAATCAACCTATACTATCAGAGTGGGTATTAGATCAGTGGGTAGAAGATAGAAATCTAGGTAGAGTACAACTATGGGAAGGTGATTGGAAAGTAATTCCTATGCCACTGAACGTAGTAGGAACTACAGCAACAGAAGAGGACTTTGAACTCAGCGAAATGGTATCATTCGTTGAGTTATTTAATACTACGGTAGAAAAAGTGCAGGAAATTCTACCAAAACTTACTGATAGTATGCGAGAGTTATGTCCTACATTCTATAGTGCTATAAAAGAAGATGTAGATTGTGAGTTACTCAAGTCATGTACCATAAGTAAGTTGTCGCCTGGCACAAAGATAAATCCACACAACGGTGACATAGATTCATTACGTCTACACTTTCCTGTAGTAACAGATGCATGTGCATGGTTATGTGTGCGAGGTAGAAAAAGAACATGGACGGTAGGAGAACCATTTGCCTTTCATGATAACGATAAACACTGGGCACAACATCATGGTTTGAAAGATAGAATTGTAGTCATATTAGACTACTCATTGTCACAATTAGAGTGGGCTAAGGGTATTACCATAGAAAAATGGGAAGAAGAACCTGCTATATAATATAGTATATACGTCTTAATCATGACTAAATTTTTACTCCCTATTGCTATCAATATCATTGATAAAGCGGTAGATAAGATCCCAGAGGATCTAGAAGGCAAGATCAAGGAGTTTGTAATTGGACTTCTTAAAAAAGCAGCTGCTAAATCAGGCAACAAAGTTGATGACCAACTAGTTGCAGCACTTGAAAAGGCACTACTTGAATAAATATAACATAGACAACTTTTAAAATCGGAGATTGCCATGTCGCTTTATGGTAAGGACGACAGTAACGCCAATAAAACCAAAGCGGGTATTGGTGTCGCTGCTAGTTCAAACACAAAAACAATAGTGTTCATTGATGACACTGAAGCACAACTTGCTGAGAACAAAGCAAGAGGTGTCAGTTCACCAGGTTGGCATAGTTTCTACACATATACAGACATGCACGGTAATATCCGTACTAAGTCAGAGATGTTAGTTTCTATTGCAGGTCCTGAAGCAAACGCATCAGAGACACAATCTGATGACACAATCGGAGCAGATATTACATCTACAATTACACCAGGAACTGTTGCTAACGTAACAACATTCGCTCCTGCGGGTGCTGTTGCTACATTTAGTGACAACGGTGGTACTGATGGTTCTAGAACAGCTGGAACATACACAGTAACTAACGCTGCGGGTAACTCATCTGGAACAGGTGCTGACTTCACAGTCGTAGTTGCTGCAAATGGAGAACCAACAATAACATTAGTATCTGGTGGTACAGGTTACGCTGATAACGAAACAATCACAATCGCTGACGCATCACTTGGTGGTGGTGGCGGTGCTGCTGTTACCGTTACTGTAACTGCTGCTGCAACAGCTGCTGCTACATTCACATTGAGTGGAGCATCATCTACTGGATCAGGTGCATCACTTACATACCAATGGCAGAGAGCTGAACCTGGCTCAAGCAACTTTAAGGACTTATCTGGTAAGACTTCAGCAAACACTGGATCTCTTACAGGACTTACAGTTGCTGCTGATAATGGTGCTAAGTATAGATGCGTTGTTAACAACAGCATCGGTGGTGTTACAAAGACCAGTACTGCAGGAACACTAACTGTAACAGACAGAGCATAATGTATGAGATTTGATGAATTGAACGAGGATAACTACCTTTTATTTGCCATTAAATATTACGACAATCCCGCTGCTGTTACAAAGGAAGATTTTGACGAAGACTTAAAAAAATTTAAGTATGTTAAAAGACTCCTTAAACGGTACATGAATACG